TAGGTTTTTTTGATTTTAGCACCTGTGCTTAATTCTTTGGATGTTGATTCATTAACATCCGATTGAAACAAGATTACATTAGGCGATATATGAAATAATCTCATGTAGTGGCTTCACCTTCACATTCATATCAATTATTGTTATCATTATACCATAATATCTCTAATTAGTCAATAGTTTTTCTCTCATATAAAACAGGGACTTCTCGCATAAAAAAAGAGGGGCTGCGGATGAGCCAGCGTGAGAAGTATCACATTGGTATCCACAGCCCCTAAAAATATATTTTACACTTCGATCTCCATGCCGTTCCGCAGTGTGAAGGTCAGCTTTCCGTCTGTTCCCACGGTTGCTTTTTCTACAAGCAGCAGCCAGAGTTTAGCGTCAAAGGTGTTGGTCATAATACCCTCTCGGCTCATCGTCCGGATCAGTCCTTCGAGCAGTTCCTTGCGTGAAAGCCGGGCGGCTCTCTTGTCCTGAAGGTCGTGCAGAACCTTTTCGGCTTCAGCTTTCTGTGCATTGTACTCTGCCATTTTCTTTTTGTAGAAGTCCTCGTCCTGCGGTTTCATGGCATTTTCCTTGATGAACTCCTGCATCGAAACCGCCAGCCCGTTCAGGTAGATATACTGTGCTTCGATTTTTCTGTCCAGTGCTGCGGTGTTAGAGAGTATTTCCACGATTTGCTGACAGGAGAGCAGAAAATCCTCCTTGTCGCTTGCTATCCTGTTACATACCTCGATGAACCGCTTTTTTATATCGTCCTCATACAGATGCGGAGTTTTACACTTCTCTCCGTTCTTGAACTTGTGATTACACTGCCAGATCACACGGCGGTATTTGGAAGTAGAATGCCACACTTTCGAGCCGAAGAAACCACCGCAGCAAGAGCAGACGAGCTTTGCCGAGAAAATGGAGCTGCCGCTGTACTCCTTGCCGAGCCCTTTTCGTCTTTCAATTTCCGCCTGCACCAGTTCAAATTCTTCCGGCTCGATGATCGCATCATGACTGTGTTCAACGAAATACTGCGGAACTTCACCCTCATTGACCTTCTGCTTCTTTGTCAGGAAATCCACAGTGAACTTTTTCTGTAACAGCGCCGAACCTTTGTACTTCTCGTTCGTGAGAATGCTTTCCACAGTTCGCCTATGCCACTTCTCACCGCCAGCAGGGGCGGGAATATTTCGGCTCATCAGAAGCTGTGCGATCTTATAGTATGAAAGCCCTTCCATGAAGGATTTGTATATCAGTCGCACAATCTCTGCTTCTTCCGGTACGATCTCAGGAAGCCCGTCCTCGCCCTTACGATATCCTAAGAATCGTCCGTAAGGCATTGTGACCTTGCCGTCCGCCATACGCTTTCGCTGTCCCCACGTTACATTCTCAGAAATGGATCGTGATTCTTCCTGTGCCAAGGAACTCATTATGGTGATGAACAATTCGCCCTTGGAATCGAGGGTGTAGATATTCTCTTTCTCGAAGTAGACCTCCACGCCTTTTTCTTTCAGCTTTCTGACGGTCGTCAGGCTGTCCACAGTGTTTCGGGCGAAACGGGATACCGATTTCGTAACGATCAAATCTATCTTACCGTCTAAAGCATCTGCGATCATTCGGTTAAAACCATCTCTGTGTTTTGTATTGGTAGCCGAGATACCCTGATCCGTATACACGCCTGCAAACTCCCAGTCTGCACGCTTTTGAATGTATTCTGTGTAGTAGGAAACCTGTGCTTCGTAGGAAGTCTGCTGTTCTTCGGAATCGGTCGAAACTCGTGCATATCCGGCAACCTTGCGCTTTTTTGGCTGATCTAAGGGCGTGAATGTTGCACGGTTCAGCTTTGCCGGAATGATTGTTACTTGTTTGCTCACTTCTTCCTTCTCCTTTCTCTCGCTGCCGCGCCCTTCTTGCCGCACGCTGCTGCCTGGGAGCGTTTCTCCACCGTCCACGCTTCTGATCTCGAATGATCTTCCCAGCGGACTGTCTGCTCGTGACCGTCTTTGAAAAGAAAAGTCAACACATTTGCTTTCGGTACGAGAATATCTTCAATCTCAGCTCTGAATACTTCAGCATCAAATTCGGGAAGTTCTAAAACCTCACAGCACTTATCATACAGGATATCTTCCGGTATCTGCTTAGATTCCGGACAGAATTTCTTGCCCCTTGCATTGTAAGTCCAGCATATCCAAGTGGTACGATACCTCTGAACTTTCCTGCGGTAGTACTTTCCGCAGCAGCCGCAGTGAATGATACCAGAAAAGGGGTAGGTAACAGTTGTCGGCTTATCGGGTGTGAAATAGTCACGTTTCATCTTTAGAAGCTCTTGTACTTGTTGAAATGTGTCCTTGTCAATAATAGCTTCATGCGCTTCTTCTACATAATACTGCGGCAGTTCGCCGTGGTTCGGCATTTTCCGCTTGGTGATATGATTCTCACGGAAGGACTTTTGCAGCAGAAGGTCTCCGCAATATTTTTCGTTTTTCAATATACGGCGAATCGACCATGCAGTCCATATGCCGCCACCCTTGGTCGGAACGCCCATTGCAAGCAGTTTGTTTGCAATTGCGTTTTTACCCATACCACTGAGAAAGTCGTTGAAAATCATTCTTACGATCTCCGCTTCTTCGGGAACAATGATAAGCGTGCCGTCACTGTTGCGTTCATAACCGAGCATGGTAATGCTACCGAGCCGCCCCTGTTCAAAATCCTTGCGGATACGCCACTTTTGGTTTTCACTTGCGGAGTAGCTTTCCTCCTGTGCGTACGAGCCTAAGAGTGTCAGCATGAACTCACCGTCCGGGCTGATCGAGTGGATGTTTTGTTCTTCAAAATAGACATCTACACCCAGTTCTTTCAGTTCACGGATAGTCTCCAGCAGCGTGACAGTGTTTCGGGCGAACCTCGAAATCGACTTTGTTATAATAAGGTCGATGTTTCCGGCACGGCATTCTGAGATCAGTTTCTGAAAGTTCTCTCGGTTATCCTTAGTGCCGGTCAGTGCTTCATCTGCGTACACGCCGCAGAACAGCCATTCGGGATTGTTTTGTATTAAATTGTTGTAGTAGCTGACCTGCGCCGACAGGGAATGGAGCATTGCATCCTTACCACTGGACACTCTGGCATATGCTGCCGTTCTCAGCAGCTTAACAGTTGGCTTGTTGGGGAACTGAACCCTTTCTACTATGCGGTTACTTTTATCCACACAGCAACACCTCCTTCGCTTACCATGTTACCGTCTATTCGGAGATTAGTCAACGATTTTATGCGGTTTTTAGCGGAATATGCTGCACGAAGATATGCCGTATTTCTGTACCATCTTTGTATCAATTTTGGCGTACTCAGCCTTGGTGATAAGGGACTTGGTGAGTAGGGAACGCACCCATGACATAACCCTCTGGTAATGGTACATCTTATCGAACAGTTCACTTTTTGTCATGATATACCTCCTTCGATTTTCCGTAGCAGGTGCGGGAACAGTAAATGCGGTGCTTGCTTTTGTATGATAAGAATGAAGTTTTGCAAACTGGACAGATGCGTTCAATTTGAGATTCTCGTGGAATCAATGCCGTGTTTTCAGTCCACCACAGTTGGCGGCACTTATCGGAGCAGAACTTCTTTTCTTTACGATGTGCAGTTTGTGGGATTTCCTTGTGGCATTGCAAGCAGAACAGGATGTTTTTGCTGGACTGATTGCCGGAGCGAATGCCGTGCCGCTTGCAGAAGGATTTGATCGTATTTACGGAAAGACCGAGCTGTTGTGCAATAGAAGTAATAGGTACTCCTGCATCACGCATAGAACAGATCGCTTGCTTTTGTTCGTTTGTCATCGCATACCTCCTCGCTGATAATAAGGGTAACGGTGTGTGAAAAAAGTAGGGCAGAGGATAATCCCTGCCCTTCATGCGGATGTGGTTTTTAGCCAATGTGACATTTCTGTCAAAAATTTGAAACCTATGTGAAAATTAGCGCTCTCCCCTTGACAGTGCTAATTCAACGTGCTATAATGTAGTCAGAACAAAGGAACAGAGAAGCACCA